ACGCGACGGCGCTGCCCGATGCCGTGTTCAACGACTTCGTGCGCCAGTACAAGCTGCTGCAGACCCAGTCGCAGGGCATCATCGCGCAGACGGACGAGCTGAAATGGGCCATGCCGCCGAGCGTTGCTGGTGACATCAACAACGTCAACAGCTACGGCCTGTCCGCGGCGAAGCTGCTGAAGGACGCATTCCCGAAACTGGAAATTGTCACCGTGCCGGAATACGACACGGCTAGCGGCCGGTTGTTGCAGCTGTGGGCGCCGAAGATCGAAGGCCAGGAAACCGCGACCTGTTCGTTTACCGAGAAAATGCGCGCTCATACGATCGAGCGGTACAGCTCGTACTTCCGCCAGAAGAAAAGTGCAGGCACTTGGGGTGCAGTGATCTTTCGGCCTTTGGCGGTCACGCAAACTCTCGGGGTCTAGTTTAACATTCGCTTAACCTCGTTATCGAAACGCCCGGTTCATATCGGGCGTTTCTTTGTTCGCCTCTTGCCACGCCGCCCAAGCATCCTTGGCAAAGGTGGACAAGTATTCGCTGTGTTTGTCAAAGCCCCAGCCAACAGTTTTGCCTTGCAGCGCGAGACGCGCGGTGTAAAACGCCTCCATACGAAGTTGCTCGACCGTCTTGGGCTTGGCGTCTTTATGACTCATCACTCTCCCCTTTCACTCGCGCAGGATTTCGTCGGCTCGCTGTTTAATGTAATCGCGCTGGTATTCCGCACCATCAAATTCATCCATCGCCTGCTCCAACGCCCCATTCGATCTTCGTCGCGGCCTGGATCGCGTTGAACAACTGCTGATAGCCATAGTCCAGCACGGCGCGAGGCTGGGCGGCCAGGGCTGCCGCAATGCCGAGACGCAGCGCATGATCTTCATTGTTCGGCTCGCCTGTACGCTGCTGCCTTGTGATTTCAATGTTTCGTGCGCGGACGCCGATGGCGAGAAGATCGCGCGATACCGCCTCGGGCTGCGCTACCGGCTCGGCAGTGGGATCTGTACTTGGTGGTGTCGTTCCATCGAACTCAGGCTTGAACGGCTCGCTAGTTCCATCGAACTCAGGCCTCGGCTTACATACCAGCGCGCTTCTCCGCATACCTTTCATGACTCCGCATAATTCGCAGAAGTCCCCACCAAGCTTGCTGCTATGTATCCATTTGTGCGTTTCTTTCATAACTGGTTCACCCATTAACGTCTGGCCGGTCATGTCGTTAATCTCAGACATCAGGCGATCAGAGACTTCCTCGGCCCTCAGTGCGCGACCCTTCCATTCCTCAGCACTATCGCAAGTCGACTTGTAGAGGTAAGCATCCACTTGCACTGCCTGACTCGGCAACAGGTGTGCGAGGGCATTATGAGCATCTACGATAGCGCGCGCTTTTTCGTCGGAAAGTTCCGTCACGTTAAGCACAACGCTCCCGCAGCCATTGCCCCAATCTGGCGGAATATCAGTTCCGCATGGAGACGGTGGAACGTTCGCGATAAACAGTCCGTCATTCAACGATCCGAGATACCACCTAAGCCCATCCTTCGCCCGCTCGATCTGCTCGCGGAGATTGGCGTAGGCGGTTAGCATCACTCCGATGGCATCTCGTGTTTCATCACTGATCATCAGATCTTCCCCAAGCAGCCAATACACTTGACGAATATCCTTCACCGAATACTCATGCTTCGTCATTTCAGTTCCTCCACAGCGGCGAGGGCTGTTTTTGCCTGTGCTATCCAGTAGGCACTATCGTCCGGATTGTTCACTGCCCATGTGAGAGCAATATGCTCGGCTGCGAACGCAGCGCGGGCTTTACGGACCCGATAGGCGCAATCAATTTTGCTACCTCGGTACGAACTGGATAAGTGCCGCTCCGCTTGATCCAGCACCGCCAGCGCCTCGGGGATTTTGTCAGTCATGGGCGGCTCCTTGCATGGCGGCGTCGATGGCTTGGTCGACGTCTTTGGTGAACACGATGTACGCCAGTATTTCTTGCGGCGTTTTCTGACGTTTCAGCCACCGATACCTCGCCGCATCCCTCGCGGCATCGCCCACCGATTCTTGCGACTTGGCGAAGTTTTCGAGGACGGCACGTATGTTACGTATATGCCAGTCCATTCCATCGCCGGATGGACGTGAAAATCCTGCCGCGTGGGATGCGTCGCTATACGCCTTGCAAGCATCTTCCACATCCTCATCGCTCACCACGCCAGATCTCACCGGCTTGGGGTGGGTGTAGAGGGGAACCCTCATATTGCCGAAAGGCACAGACGCAAGCCGACACTCTCGCGGGCCTGCCGGATGGCCTTCCGCGCGCAAGAACCTCAAATCGCTCTCCGTGACGTAACCAATCACACCTACCACTGCTTCATCAATGCCAATGCGGGGGGCGAGGATTTGCCGCATATGATGAGTGATGAGGTTGCATTGCCGGCGCAGAGTCGTCCGATCCGATGCCTTCGGAAATTTGCTCGCCGAGGCTAGGTACGCATCCCGCGCGTTCAGGAGCGCAATGTAAATCGGCGGGAACGCGTCTTGTTTGCGCAGTTTGTCAGTCATGGGATTCTCTTCGTGGTGATCGTGTGCCAGTAGTTTAAGCATAGTTGACGGCTATGTCAACAAGCGTCGCGCACTATCCGCCGCGCCTGCATCTGGGTATGATAAGGCCACCTTCCCGTCACTCAAACAAGGACGCCACCTCATGGCCAAAGTCGCCCGCGCTGCCCGAACCGTCTCCGTCGCCTGCAAGCTCCCACAGGGCTTGCACATCCACCTGACGGGCCACCCGCACATCATCAAGCTGCATGGCGCGCATTCGCCGTATGCCATCGCCGGCCATGGCATCACCGCCGGCATATCGGCCGATGTGTGGGAAGCCGTCAAGGTGCAGTATGCCGATGCGGCATGGTTGAAGAACGGCTTCGTGTTCGCCAACGGCGCGCCGCAGGACACCGCCGACGAAGCCGAGGAACGGCAGGCCGTGAAGTCTGGCTTCGAACCGATCGATCCGGCCGCACCGGGCGGCCCCGGCGCGCTGTCCAGCATCGAATCGGCGTAACGGACTGCCATGAGCATCGTCGTCTTCGATCCTGCCGCTTTCGCGCTCGCCTATCCTGAGTTTGCGACCGTAGCCCAGGCGCGGACGACGATGCTGTTCAACATGGCCGCCGCGACGCTACTGGACAACACCGACAACTCGCCGGTGATGGACATCGGATTGCGCACCCAGCTGTTCTACCTGCTGGTGGCGCATCTGCTGCTCTTGCTGGGCAGCAACCCGACCGCGCCGGACAACACGCCTCCCGGGCGATTGTCCAGCGCGACGGAAGGCACGATCACCACGTCGTTCGAATACCTGCTGCCGCCAAGCTCGGCGATGGCCCCGTGGTTCGTGCAGACGAAGTACGGCGCGATGTACTGGACCATGACGGCGCAGTTCCGCAGTGCGCGCATCATCGCCAACGGCGATAGCGGTATCGGCCGCGCGATCGCCTACGGCTCGATTCCTTTTGTCATCCCGGGCGGGGTGTGATGTGTCCGTCTCGCGGCGTGGCCTGAAGCTGCCAGCCCATCTGGTCAACCAGCTCCAACCGGGCAGCGTAAAGGCCGGCGTACTGTCAGGGGCTACCTACCCCGCCGACATGCTCACAGACGCGCGCACCGGCAAGCAGGTGCCCGACAAACGGGCTGGCATGCCGGTAGCGTGGATCGCCGCGGCCCTCGAATATGGCACGAACCAGAATCACCCACGGCCCTTCATGCAGAACACGGTGGCCAACCACGGCAAGGAGTGGTCGGCGGCATTGGTCGCCCTGCTGAAACAGGGACAAAGCGCCCCGGAAGCCCTTGCAACGGTCGGCCAGATCATGAAGGAAGACATCCAGGCCACGATACTGGACTGGCCGGCGGACAACTCCGACGAGTGGGCCGCGTTCAAGGGCTTTTCAAAGGGCTTGACCCTGACCGGCCACCTTGAAAAGTCCATCGATTCGGAGATCGACAAGTCATGAGCTTCAATTTACACGCAGTTTGTCGTGGGGCCATCGAGACCGTCAACCCGGACAGCGATGGCACGGTCTATATTTCCACCGGCAGCACCAACAATCACGGTATCCTGACGCCGACCTATGCCACGGTGACTGCGCGGCTGCAGGTCCAAGCCGACACGCATGACAAGCTCATGCTCGAACGTGGGCTCGGCTACACGGTCGATTACACGACCGTCTACGCCTATGGCAACTTCAGTGACTTGGAACGCCCGGACGGCAAGGGCGGTGACTTGATGTACATCACCAACGCGCAGGGCGTCGCGCAGTGGTGGGGTATCACTACCGTAAACGAGTGGTGGCCCGATTGGTGCTGTGTTTCCGTTACTCGACAGCTAAACGCGGCTACACTGGCGGCACTTCAAGCTCTGATTGCGAACGGCAGTGTGCCCCCGCCATGAATTCCGGTATCTACATCATCACGACACCATCGTCGCGTTTGTACGTGGGCAGCGCCGTGAAATTTGCACACCGATGGCGGGTGCACCTTTATAATCTGCGGCACCGCCAGCACCACAGCCGCGCGCTGCAAAGTGCCTATGACAAGTATGGCGAAGCAGGTCTGACGTTCCGCAAGTTGCTCATATGCGCTAAGCCAGACTTGCTGTTCTATGAGCAACGCGTTATCGACTCCTATCCATTTTCGCACCTGTACAACGTGGCGCCGGTTGCGGGCAATCAGCTGGGCTTCAAGCATTCGCCGGAAACGAAGGCGGCTTATTCGGCCGCTCGCAGGGGCGTTCCGCGTCCGCGCACGGTGGCACATACTCAGAAAATTGCAGATGCCCGCCGCGGCAAGAAGTTGTCTGCGGCCGCACGCGCCAACCAGTCTGCCGCACAGAAGGGCCGGTTAAAAACGCCCGAACATGTGGCGAAAGTTGCGGCGTTAAACCGTGGCAAGAAACGCTCGCCCGAGGTCTGTGCTGCGATGTCGAAGCGGTCAGCGAATCGCCCGCGCAAGGCCACGACATCGGGTTTTGTGGGCGTCAGCCGCAAGGGCAACAAATGGCAGGCGCGCATAAGCGTCAACGGCGCGCGCAAGGGACTGGGCTACCACGACACAGCGCAGGCGGCCGGCGAAGCCGTGCAGCGCGCCGTAGCTGCGCTGTCGGGCTGATCGGGTACACTGCCGCCATGACCGCGATTCTGACCCCGACTGAAGACCAGATATTCAATGCCGTGTGGTCGCTGATCGCCCAGTATTTCGCCACGGGCGACCAGGCCAACATCTTCAAGGGTTTTCAGAACTGGACCACGCAGCCGACCGGCACCTATGCGGTGATTTCCCCGGGCGTGATGGTGCGGCAGGATCAAGCCTCGCGCGACTATGATCCGACGAATGGTCTGGTCAAGCTCGCGCGGCATTCGACGTACAGCTATCAAGTGGACTGCTACGGGCCGTTGGGGGCGGATTGGGCCAACACCATCGCCATCGGTTGGCGCTCGCCGTGGTCGTGCGACAACAACGCCATGCCGGCCGTGTTTACGCCGCTGTACGCCGATGAACCCCAGCAGCTGAATATCATCAATGGAAGTCTGGTTTTTGAACAGCGCTTTATGACGAAGCTCTATCTACAGGTGAACCAGACCGTCAGCTTGCCGCAGGATTTCTTCAGCACCCCGCCCGCTGGCGGCTTTGTGTCTCGCATCGTCGTAGCAGATGACTTGCCGGTGTGAAAGTGCGCTAGAATCGCACGGGAGCGCGTAACGCGTGCCCGACCCCTTACTCCCCAGGAGCCTAACCGTGTCCTCGATCCCCATTAGTCAAATCGTCCAGGTCAATCCGGGCGTGGTTTCGGCGGGCGGCGCGGCATCGCGTCTGTCCGGTCTTGTCGTGTCGCAGGATACGTCCATCGCGCCGGGCCAGCTGCTCGACTTCTACACCGCGCAGGACGTGTCCAACTGGTTCGGCCCCAATTCGCCGGAAGCGCTGATCGCCGCCAACTACTTCCCAGGCATCGTCAATGGCGGCCAGCTGCCGTACAACCTGAAGTTCGCATCCTATCTGCTGGCTGCCGCGCCCGCCGGCACCTACGGCAAGCAGCTGACCGGGATGACGCTTGCACAGCTGCAGGCGCTATCGGGCACGCTGATCGTGACCACCTCGGCATTGTTCACTTCGGCGACCATCAACCTGTCCACGGCGACCAGCTTCTCGAATGCTGCCTCGTTGATGACGGCAGGCTTCACCGCGCCGGACTTCGCGATCACCTGGGATGCCGTCCGCGGGCGCTTCCTGCTGGAAACCGTAGCCACCGGTGGCGCCGTCACCGCGTCGGCCGTCACCGGTACGCTGGCCACGGCGGTCGGCCTGTCTGCCGCGTCGGGCGCATTCCTGCAGGCGGTGGGTGTCGTCATCGACACGCCACCCTCGGCCATGACGCGTGCCACGACGTTCTCGACCAACTGGGGCACGTTCACCACGTCCTATGCGGCCAGTATCTCCGATCGCCTGCTCTATGCCGCCTGGAACAGCGGCCAGAACTACCAGTACATGTACGTGGCCTGGGATCGCGAGTCGGCCAGCACAGTGGCCAACAACGCGGCCTCCTTCGGCGCGGAGGTGTTCGCCGCACCGTACCAAGGCGTGCTGCCCCTGTACGGCGGCGCGGACTTCGCCGGTGCCGTCATGGGCTACGCCGCGTCGATCAACTTTAACGTGGCCAATGGTCGCACCACGGCGGCGTTTCGACAGTTCAACTCCGGGTTGGCCGCGACCAGCTCCGACCTGGCCACGGCCAATGCGTTGCTGTCCAACAACTACACGTACCTGGGCGCGTATGCCAACGCAGCGAACAGCTACACCGTCGCCTACGCCGGCAAGGTGTCCGGCGCGTTCCTGTGGGCCGACACCTACCTCGATCAGGTCTATCTGAACCGGGAGCTGCAGCGCGCGCTGTTCGAAGCGCTGCTGGCCTACAACTCGATCCCGTACAACCAAGACGGCTACACCGAGCTGTACCGCGCTGGCGTCGACGTGATCGATGCGGCGGTCACTGCCGGCATCATCCGCCGCGGTGTGACGCTCTCGGTGGCCCAGGCACAGGAAATCGACTCGCAGGCCGGCCGCAGCATATCGCCGTCAGTATCGACCCGCGGTTGGTATCTGCTGTTCGGCGATCCGGCCAACGTAGCCCAGGC